GACTGGAACGATGCAGCGAGATGTTTTGGGTGGGGCCCAGGCGCCACTACAAGGCTGACCCGACGATTGTCGGATGCTGCGCACAAATATAGTGGTACGCCACACGCAACGATAGGAAACGCGATCCTCGCCAATGCCGTATTGGATTGGAATCCTCTGTGGAAGCGGGAATTACCGCTTCTAACAGAGGATGAGGGCGTCGGGCACGTGAAAATCGTGCCCGGCAATCGCGTCGTCACTGTCCCGAAGAACTACAAGACGGACCGCACTATAGCCATCGAGCCCGATATGAACATTTACGTTCAGAAAGGGGTCGGCGGCCTAATGCGGGGGCGGCTGAAGGAAATCGGGTGCAATCTCGATGACCAGAGCCGTAATCAGAGGATGGCCCGAATAGGGTCAGTCTCTGATTCACTTGCAACGATCGACTTAAGCATGGCTAGTGATACAATTAGTCGTGCCGTGGTCGAAACGTTGATCCGTCCCGACTGGCTGGAGGCACTTGGGCAGTGCCGCAGTCCGTTCGGAGTTCTTCCTTCTGGTGAGAAAATATTTTACCAGAAGTTCTCATCTATGGGAAATGGCTTCACGTTTGAGCTGGAGACTTTGATCTTTCTGTCTCTGGCTTATGCGTGGGCTGTGACCCATGGTGAGGAGGTGTCTCGTATATGCGTGTATGGTGACGACATTGTCGTCCCCAGCACCATGGCGAGCTCTTTCTGTGGCCTCCTTTCTTTTCTTGGTTTTAAAACTAATGAGAAGAAGAGCTACTGGGAGGGCCCGTTCCGTGAGAGTTGTGGTAAACACTACTTTCATGGGTACGATGTCACTCCGTTCTACGTCAAGAAGGTTCCAAAGACGCTCATCGACCTCTTCAAGTTGCATAACCAAATCTGGCGATATTGCTATCGTTGCCAGGATTGGTTAGGCCCTGAAAGGTCGAGGAAGCTCATGGATACCTGCAAGTGGTTGCGCTCTTATGCACCTGCTCGCTGGCGTAGGCCTTCGATCGTTGATGGCGTCGGTGATGGCGGTTTCCTCGGTTTGTTTGACGAGGTCTTGCCACGCCGCGCCCCGCATGGTTGGGATGGGTACGTTATTGATTGCGTCCTATCCTTACCGGTCCAGGATGACTCTTGCGAGTCCCCTGGGCTGCTCATGAAGTCTATGGCGAACTTGGAGAGGAAACTCTACCTTCGTTCTTCAGAGGCTCCGTGGGCACGGTTGTCACTTATCTTGGAAGATAGTGACGACGTCGAAGTGTTGCCTGTTAAAGGGCAACGGTATGTCAAGGGCGAGGTCTTCATATCGACCTCGTTCTTGCATAGACAGTGCTCCGGCCTGTTACACCCGTAACTGGGTGTCGGGCTTTT